GGCTCGGTCCTTTGATGAATCCAAAGCAAAAAAAGTCGAGTCCAACAGAGAGGAAAGAAAAATGGATCTGAAAGAAATCAGAAGCTCTAAGGCTTACATGGACGCTTATGCCGAATATCTGAAGAGATCTCTCGTCGATGGCAAAGCAGACGACACAGAACTTCGCGCACTGCTGAGCGATGCTGTTACAGTAACCGGCACAGCTGGCGTACCGACTCCGACTTATGTCGAAGAAAGAATCAATACTGCATGGGATAAAGACGACATCCTGAGCAGAGTCAAGAAGACTTTCGTTAAGGGCAACCTGAAGGTCGGCTTCGAGCTGAGTGCAACTCCCGCCGCTGTGCATACAGAAGGTGCTGCAGCCCCGGCAGAAGAAGTTCTTAACATCGGCGTTGTTGAACTGATCCCGGAAACACTGAAGAAATGGATTTCCATTTCCGACGAAGTTATGGACATGCACGGACAGGCTTTCCTCGACTATATCTTCGATGAAATCGAATACAGGATCATCCGTCTCGCGGGTTCCAGAATCATCGCTGACATCACAGGCTCTCCGACAACTGCAACCACATCCGCTGCATCTGTTGCCAACCTGTCTATTACCGCGGCTTCCATTCATGACTTTGTGGACGCTGTTGCACTGCTCTCCGATGAAGCAACTAACCCTGTAATCATCATGAACAAGCAGAGCTATGCTACATACAAAGGCCTGCAGATGGCCGCAAACTATGGCGTTGATCCGTTCGACGGCATGGAAGTTATCTTCAATGACACCCTGTATGCGGCCAGCGCAGCTACAACCGGTCAGGCTATCGCTATCGTCGGCGATCTGAACGGTGTCCAGGCTAACTTCCCGAACGGCTACAATCCGACATTCAAGTACGATGATCTCAGCCTGTCTGAGAAGGATCTCGTCAAGATCGTCGGCAGACTGCCGGTTGGACACGAAGTTGTTGCCTGCGGCAGATTCACAGTCATCAAGAAGTCCTAAGAGGTGAACCATGAAGGTGAAGCTTCTGCATGACACAAGAGTCAATTTTCCTGCGGGGACTGAACTTGAAGTGAGTGAAGCTGAGGCTTCACGTCTTCAGGCTTTCGGCCTTGCGGAAGAGGTAAAAGAACAGGCGCCTAAGAAAGCGCCGAAAAAAGCAAAGTAACAGGGGGAGCGTCTCATGGCGCTCTCCTTTATTTGAAAGGAGTCCGGAATGCTTGAATATATTAAACTGGCGCTTAGGATCGGTACTGACGCATTCGATACCGAACTAGAAACACTGATCAAAGCCGCTGAGCTTGACCTCAGTATCTCCGGAATTGCGCCGCAGGACTCTCCGGACGAGCTCTACAAAGAAGCTGTTAAACGGTATGTAAAAATGTACTTCGGCCAGCCTGATGACTTCGATCGGATGCATGAAAGCTATGAAATGCTCAAGAAGCATCTGGCAGTGGCGACAGGGTACAGGGATGGTGAATGATGGACAGATCAGACACCGCATACCTTATCGGCAAAGACTTCGTTCCGGATGCGTACGGTGTCCAGCACGCGCTTCCAAGTGAAAGGCTGGTATTTGTATCAGTTCAGTCTGTAACGCTCTCAGAGTGGTCTGAAGGAGGCCGTCACGGCCTTAATCCAGAGCTTCGCTTTACGATGTTCCGGTATGACTACCATGGCGAAGAAGACATTCGCTACGGCAATCAGATCTATCGCATCTACCGCACGTATATCGCGAAGAACGATGTGATCGAACTGTATGCCGAAAAGCGAAAGGGGCATGAATAATGGCAAGCTGGAACTACCACGTAAGTGACGGAAGCAGGAAAAGCCGTGTTGGCGCAAATTCCCAAGTCGCCAAAGACATCGCAGCCGCAGTGTCAGAGGCCTTGGAAGAATACGGAGACGAAGCGCGTGAAGCCGTCAAGATTGCAGGCAGAGCTACTGCGAAAGAAGCTGCAAAGCGAATCCGGAAATCAAGACCGGGTTTTGATGGGGTGGATTACCTGTCCGGATGGACATCGACGCAGAAGGAAAACATGCGCTATAAAGTTTCTTTCGCTGTTTATAACAACAGGAAGCCTGGTCTTGCGCATCTGCTTGAGTTCGGCCATGCCAAAGCGGGCGGTGGACGCAACGGGCAGAACAGGACAACCGAGTATCCTCACATCGCTCCTGTCGACAATGAGGTGCCGGATATTATGGTGAAGTATTTGAAGGAGTTACTTGAATGACACGAGCAGAAATCGCAGAGATGCTGGCGTCTGCCGGTTATCCGGTTACATATTATTCGTGGCCGGAGAAAGCCGCTCCGGAGCTTCCATATATCTGTTATTACTATCCGAATATGACTCCGGAAGTCGCCGATAACACACACCACGCAGAGATTTACAGTCTGAACGTGGAGCTTTACACGAAAAACAAATCATTCTCAGCCGAATCCACGTTAGAAGCCATCCTGCTGAATGCGGGAATGACTTTTACGAAGGAGGAGACTTATTTAAACGATGAGGGCATGTATGAAGTGCTCTATCTCATGGAGGTCGTAATAAATGGGTAGAATCCGTTATGGTATCAAAAACGTATACTACGCAGTTGCAACAGAAGGGACCGGAGGCGCACTCACTTATGCGACTCCTATTGCTGTTCCTGGCGCTAAGTCGATCAGTCTTGCGCCTCAGGGCGATTCCGTTGATGAATACGCAGACAATGTGGTTTGGTACCACGAAGACACTAACTCCGGATACACCGGAGATCTGGAATTTGAAGATACCGCCGCCGCTGATACTTTCCTGGCTACGGTGCTCGGTCACACAGTTGACAGCACTACAGGTGTTGTAACCGAAAAGGCAGACGATCAGGCGGAAGAGTTTGCACTCCTGTTCCAGTTCGAACTTGGCGGAGCTAACGAAACAGGCAAGCGTGTCTGCTTCGTACGATGCAAGGCAAGCCGTCCGACAATGGCAGGCCAGACTAAAGAGGGAAACCTCACAGTCGCAACAAATACTGTTTCAATCACTGCTATGCCAAGAGTCAGCGATGACGTGGTCAAGAAGACATGCGTCAGCACTGATTCCGCATACGAAACATGGTTTAACGAAGTTTAACCGGCAATAAGGAGGGGAGTATGATCAAGACGATAAACGTGGCAGGCAAGCCTGTCGTATTCAAAGCAACAGCGTCAACACTCGCACGATACAGAGACACTTTCGGATCGGATCTGATGGATGACTACAGAAAAGTCACCAAGGAAGCTGAGCCGGACAGCAGTGCTCTGACGATTGCCTTCCAGATCGCATATACGATGGCGAAACAGGGCGATCCATCTATCCCGGATGATATGTGGGACTGGCTGGATGACTTTGAAGTGTTTCCGGTCAATGAAGTGCTCCCTGAAATCATTGCTTTATGGTCTAGCTCGTTAGGCACAAAAGCAGAAATAAAAAACGCATAAGGCCGTCGGACCGTCCAGCTTCGACGGCCTTAATTCTTTTACGTTGTATTCAATTAGGCCTGCACATGTCGGATCTGGACTATCTAACGCTTGGCATGGTCTATGACATATTTACCGAGAAAAACAATGACTCGTTCCCGTGGGCTGAAGCAGCCACACCGGAAGACATTGATAACTTTTAACTAACTTAACTAGGAGGGAGCATGGCTGGTAATAGAATCAAAGGTGTAACCATCGAGATCGGCGGTGACACGACTAAACTGACCGACTCGCTCAAAGATGTAGACAAGCAACTGTCAACAACACAGTCGAATCTCCGCGACATCAACAAACTGCTGAAGTTGGATCCAAAGAGCACAGAGCTGTTGAAACAGAAGCAGGAGCAACTGTCAAAGGCGGTCAAACTGTCAAAGGATCGCGTTTCCGAGCTTGAGAAGGCACAGAAGCAGATGGGCGACCGTACAGACGAGAACGCCAGTCAGTATGATGCTCTGGAACGTGAGCTTGTTGAGGCTCGCAAGAAGACCGAAGACTACAAGGATCAGCTGAAGAAGACATCCACAGAGGCGGACACGCTGAACATCGCACTGTCCAAGGTTGGTGATGCTGCGAAGACTGTGTCCGAGAAAACAAAGGGACTGTCTACTGCTGCGGCAGGCGGACTGGCGGCGCTCGGAGGTGCTGCGGTCAATGCAGCGGCAATGGCAGACGATCTGAACACTCTGTCCAAGCAGACAGGATTCAGCACTGCAGAGCTTCAGAAATTCTCGTATGCATCCGACCGGATCGACGTCTCTATGGAGGCAATAACCAGCTCTGCCCGAAAGATGAAGGCGGGCATGGAGAAAAACGTCGACACATACAAGGATCTTGGCGTCGCGCTTTATGACACAGAAGGGAACTTCCGATCCACGAACGACATCTTCTTCGACACGGTTGCGGCTCTCTCTCGCATCCAGGATGGCACGGAGCGCGATCTGGTATCCATGCAGTTGTTCGGCAAAGGCGCTGATGAACTTGCCGGCATCATCGATGATGGCGGTGAGGCGCTTCGCCAGATGGGGCAAGAAGCAGAAGACAGCGGTCTGATCTTAAGCCAGGACGCACTTGACGGCGCCAATGCATTCGGCGATGGTCTCGATACACTTAAAGCAAAAGCACAGCAGAGTTTTTTTAGCGTAGGCGCTACGCTTGCGGAGAATCTTCTGCCTGCAATGGAAGATCTGGTCGAAACAATCTCTAATGTATTGTCATGGATCGCAAGCCTTGACGGTAATACATTGACGCTGATCGGAACAATTCTCGCTGTTGTGGCTGCGATCAGTCCGGTCGCCGGTCTGATCTCTACGATCATTGGCGCTATGACTGCTCTGTCTGGCGTACTTGGCGTAGGTGTTGGAGTGATTGCCGGTGTAGGCGGTGCAATAACTGCAGTAATTGCGATCGGTGTGCTTCTGTGGAAGAACTGGGACACGATCAAAGAAAAAGCCAGTCAGCTCTTGGAAAGCATTAAAGAAACATTCGAAAAAATCAAAAACTCTATCGGTGAAAAGATCGAAGGAGCTAAAGAGAAGGTGAGTTCCGGCATCGAGGCAATCAAAGGATTGTTTAGGTTTAAGTGGGAATGGCCAAAGATGACACTCCCTCATTTTAGCGTGGCGGGGTCGCTTAACCCGCTCAACTGGCTGAAGGATGGTTTGCCGAAGATCAGCGTCGACTGGTACGCAAAAGCGATGAACAATGGCATGATCCTGAATGGCGCGACAATCTTCGGAATGAGGAATGGCAGTCTTCTTGGAGGCGGTGAAGCCGGATCTGAAGTGGTCGTCGGAACAAACAGTCTGATGAACATGATCCGTAACGCGACAAACAGCACTGTAACAGCTCCGATCAATTTAACGGTAACGGTCAACGGCAATGTCGACGATCCGGAAGTCTTTGCCCGTGATCTGGCCACAAGGCTGTCGGATCTGATCAAAACAGAAAGCGAGGTATTCGCTTAATGAGAAACTCAATTGTATATAACGGCAGATCGCTCGGTGAGTTCGGCCTGTCGTTAATTGACGGGAGCACCAGTTTCGTAAGCCCCGAGAAAGAGTATGAGTTAATCTCGATCCCAGGGCGAAACGGTGACCTCAGTATCTTTAATAAATTCAGCGATGTCGACATTTCGATTCCTGTGTATATTCACAGAAACTTTGTCGAGAACTACAGGAATCTGCTCCAGTTTCTGAATGGATCCAACGGATACCAGCGCTTTGAAATCTCCAATGATCCGGATCACTTCCGGAAGGCGCTCTTTCTGGGCGCTGTGGTGCCCAAGACAGGCCCGTTCAATTTCAATGGCAGATTCTCCCTAAGGTTCAGAATGAACCCTCAGCGATGGCTCAAATGGGCAGAAGAATGGATTGATGCGACTTCCAGCTTCCACACATGGGACATCGACAATTCGACAAATATGTCGGCAAAGCCATTGATTCAGTTCCAGGGCAACGGGACAATCACATTCTATGGAGCGGATGAAACGCTGATCGGCAGCATCACAGTCGCGAACAATGACAATACTTATGTCGAAATCGACTGTGAGACCTTTGACTGTTACTCCGTTGGTAGAGACATCATCACAAACAGAAATGCTGATGTCACATTCAATGGAGATCCGGAACTGGTACCTGGAACGAATGAGATTGTTTATAGCAGTACGTTTGAGGGCGATGAGGTTCTGAAGATCATGCCGAGATTCTTTGTTATTTAGGAGGCTCAGACATGATTCCGATCTTATTCCCGGCGAACGCCACATCATTCAATAACAACGGACTGGGGCGTCTGGCTGATGCGATCAGCTGCGAAGTCAGGGAGGTTCTTAACGGAGCCTATACTCTGACAATGGTGTATCCGTTTGATGGTATCCATGCCAGTGATATTGCGCATGGGCGAATTATCTACGCAAAGGCAAATCAGCAAGATGGACCTCAGGCGTTCCGGATCAGTCAGATCCAGGAAACGCTGGAGGACCGGAAGCTGAAAATCTCAGCGAACCACATTTCGTATGATCTCAGCGGTTATCCGGTTAATTCGTTCAGAGTGACGGGCATTGAGGGCGCGCTGGAAGGCTTGAAAAACAACTGTGTGTTCCTCAATATCCCGTTCACGTTCACCACAGATATGACAAGCGGAGCGCTTGTTTTCCAAGTGAAACAGGCGAGATCGCTCCGGAACTGTCTCGGCGGCGAAGAGGGGTCGGTCATCGATATATTTGGTGGCGAATTAAAATTCGATAATTTCAATGTTTCATTACTTCAAGCAAGAGGAAGTAATAAAGGTGTATCAATCCGATACGCGAAAAACATGGAATCATTCATGTCTGTGCGCAGTATTGAGTCGGCATACAGCGGAGTGCTGTCATATTACGCCAGTGGGGACACGGTTGTGAATGGCGCCGTTGTCAACGCATCCGGATCCAGTAACTTTCCGATACCGAAGATCTATCTCAATGACGCGACATCGGCTTTTGATTCGACACCGACAGTAGCCCAGCTGAACAGTGAGTCAACACGATATATCAACGCCAACAATATCGGACGAGCATATATCGATACAGTTACTGTTTCATCCGCGCCTTTATGGCAGACAGAAGAATACAAATATCTCAAAGAGTTTGAAACTGTCGATCTGGGCGACACGGTCAATGTAATTTACAAGAGTTTTAACACCTCGATCAAAGCGGTTGAACATACGTTCGATTCGCTGAACGAGCGCTATATAAAAATGATCTTGGGGCAGAAGAAAGCAACACTGTACAAGACCATCAGAGAAATCGTTTAAGGAGCGACTATGCCAATTAATAGATATTTCAAATTGTATCTGAATGCCGGACGCAGTATTCCGCTGGTTATCGGTGCGAATCAGAACGACAAGGATGAGCAGTGGTATTTCAGTCTGTTTACTGAGACCGGCGAACAGTATTTCCCAGATGCCGGTGCGATCGTCGGCATTAAGTGTGACGGTAAGCTGATCGACAATGAAGCCACAGTAGATTCTCGGGGCTATGTGATCGTCACTGAAACAGCACAGATGACAGCAGTGCCAGGTAAGAACATCTTCGAGCTTCAGCTCAATGAACATACGCATGGAACTGCGAATTTCATTGTGCTGGTTGAGCCAAGCCCCACAAATGGCGGAGTCCTGTCTGACTCTGATCTGAGTCTGTTTCAGCAGGCGATCAACTCCATTGCCATCGCTGGATCTGGCGCTCCGGCAGTTGCTACTCTTGCATCGGAAATGATCGATACAGGGAAGATCTATCTGTACGCTGGATCTGAAACAGGCTATACGGCTGGCGATTG